ATTGTTTTATGATGCGTAAAATCGTATTAGGTATTTTTCAGTATAACGTACTATATAAACAGTATAAAACGTTATTTTATATTCATTTTTCACTTACCTATCAGTAGGGAACTTTATTGGAAAAAGTTAGGTTCTTAAAGCCCACCGGGGAATCCAACAAGGTTGAATCCGATGCCCATTCCCGCGCCATTTCTTGCGGACTGGCTGAAACTGGGGGTAAATACATCTAACACCGAGAAAGTAGCAGCTGCAGTGAGTGCGATGATGACAATTTCCTCAACCTTGAGTGAGTGTTTTGGGATAGCATATGCAGCTATCCCAACCATTAGACCTTCAATCAAATACTTGATGGCTCGTTTAACGAGTTCTCCGAAATCAAAACCGTTGCTCATTATGTATTATTATATATTATACGAAAATAAAAAAAATTGGAATAGTGATTGGTAAATATATAATAGCAAAAAACACTTAAACAAATTCCCTAAATAATCGTATAACCAAATGACGGCGTTTGAGAGAAAGACACTTCCAAATGGAAAACCGAATCCTAAATATATCGATTTATGCGATGAAGATACTCCCCTTGCCGGACAAAAATTCGCGTGTATGTCATTCGTTTCACCCGAAAAAATCTTGAAGAAGCGCGAGACATATTTGTTTGACCAGTTCGTAAAACAGTGGGATTTCACAAAGTCAATGGGCAAATATTTTGATTTCCTAAATTTCTTGGCATACAAATACAACTTAAAAATCGACGATATTAGTGCGGATTTCAACGAATTTGTGAAAGAAGAAGAGACAAAACTCAAAAGTGCTTCGGTAGAAGATGATTACAAAAATTTTATAGATAAAAACGAAGATTCTCTCAACGAAAAATTCAACCGCGAACATTCTTTCCAAACATCGGTCCGTGGATTGAAGATCCGTGGTGTATATTCTACCCAAGATGAAGCCGAACTCCGTTGTAAGAAATTGCGCGAGTTGGACCCCAATCATGATATCTATGTAGGCCCAGTCGGAATGTGGATTCCCTGGGACCCAGATGCTTACAAGACCGGGCGTGTGGAATTTATGGAAGAGGAACTAAACCAACTTCACAAGGAGAAGATGAAGAACGAGGAGCGTGCCAAACAGGAATTCGAGAATCGTGTTAAGGAGACCAAGAAGAAGGCAATCCAGGAAAACATCGAGAAGGCAACCAAATCTGGCAACGTGTTGACACAGACCATGGACGACGAAGGCAACTTGGTTGGTGTTCGCGAAAAGATCAATTTCGATGAACGTGAAGAAGCAAATATGGATGTACGTGAAGAATTATTCAAGCAGGCTATTCAAAACGCAAATGCTGCGGCCGATATAAACGAAAAAGAAGCCGTACAGGACGCATAAATACACGTGAAAAAATACCCTACATCGAGATAGAGTAAATATAGATTGTGAAGAAATCTGGAGAACATAGTCCTCCGGACGTAGTAAATTGGTCATATGATTTGTAATCATACATATCACCAATACGAATATGTGTGTTTTTATGGGTATCGTTTCGACTCTCGATAAATCAATAAATTGATTTTGCGTATATCTTTCCAATACTTTTCTTCAACGGAAAAGTCTTCGTGAACATACCATCCATCGATATATGGATTCACAGAATGAATATAGTTGTCGAATGACATTTGGATACGATGACGTTCTACAATAGCATCGATTTGTTTTTTCGAGAGTGAGATTCCTGCCCCCATGTTGGTGTGTATCTATATATGTATATTGTGTGCGTGTTTGTATATCTACTACGATGTAGGTATACAATTGTTAAATCAATTTTATAAATAGGCCATTTGGAAGGCGGCGCGTTTGGCAAGACGTGGTGGTCCGTTTCGGGCATAAAACAACAATTGGTCCGAATCGGAATAGGTCTGGTTTTGAATATACAACACATCGGTAGTAATATTGGTGTTGGTTACCGGATGTTCGTGCCGAATAATCACTTCCGGAAAATACACCTGTCTGCGTAAACGATTTGCTACGATAGTAAATTCGTTATCGCAATACAACGATTTATAGCCTGGATAATAAATATACCCGAATCGACGATAATACGCCGACCCACAAATAACGAGAGTATTCAATCGGTTTTGTTGAAATCCGTCGTTAAAAAACAACACTCCATCCGTGTTGGGAAAAAAACGCGCCATTCGTTCGCGAATGATTTCGTCGTATCCTTGTACTTCGGGAATCATATCATCCGATGCTAAAATGAGAATATCGAATGTGGCAGGGTCGGGTATGTCGCGATTAATCGCTGCAATTTTCCCGGCAGGTTCGCCTATACATACTTTCACTGAACTATGGATGGTTTCGAATCGGTATATATTGGAAATGGTTTCTTCGTCATCCGTATCGATGGAAACAACAATGTGTATTCGTTCCGGACGAGTAGCAAATGAAATATATTTGGATAAAACCGAGAGTGCTTTTTCTGTACGATATTTTGTTGGATATTTTATTAAAATACGCATATAACTACTACAGGTATTTTTGGTTTTGAAAAAACACGAAACATAAACACAAATAAAAGTATTCTTGTTTTTTCGTAAATGTCATATTCTAAAGACCTAATATTCACACAACATTTCTGTATCGTCATACAAATCGTCATCCGAACGTTGAAAATGTATCATCCGAACGACACTATTATATTCGAGCACGTCTCCTTCGACGATCTCGTTATCATACATAAAGTGTACATTCATGATTTCAAAGACGTATGATTTATAACGTGTAATCGGAAGGTCTATGATAGTACTATACACCCAACGTTTTGGATTGTGGAGGAACTGACAACACCATACATCGAGAGTATAGTATCGCGAATCCTCTTTGGAAATCTTAGACATGATTTTTCCATTGCGTAGAATAAACCTGCCATCGTATTGTAAAATATGAAACACTATATCCGTCGGTAGTGTAGCAAAGAGTGTTGTGTTTGTGAATTTGTTGTCCATGATATTATGGTGATGTTGTATATTGGATACATCATCACATAAACGATTCAATTTTTGGGTGTTTGTTTCTCTACCATTTGGTTTTTTTCACATTAATTGCCGGGCCACTACTACGTTTTTTCGATTTGCTGGCGTCGTATTCTTCTCCTTCATCGTCGTCGCCCATATTTTTCGAAATTTCCCAGAATTCTTTGGAACCCAAACGGAAATCGGGGCGATTTTCGGCTTTATACCAGAAAATCTGGTCTTTTAACTGATTCGATTTTGCGTTATTGTTGATGACCAGGCACTCGTAATTCTCTGTGGTCTGGTCCATTACAGCACTAAACGCTTCGAGTGTAGGAAACATACTCGCGTAATTCTCCCAAATTCGCTTACGGTTGGTTAAATATGGTTCTCGCAAGATAAAAACGTAATCTATATTGGTGCGAAGATTTGGGGGTATACCAAGCGGGTACTGCATAGTTATGATTAACATCACCTTCCAGTGTCTCAATTATACCATTTTCATTCAGACATTTACTTCTGAAATCACTAAACCTATGCTTTTTAAATGGGCATAGCATTCTCTCGAATGGGTTTAGACTATATCTTAAGGCATCATCGTAATTGGCTAGATTACTCAACCCCACGGGCATTTAGTCGTTGAACTATCATCATGTCCTTACCATATCGGATTTAGATGACGAGCTGCGGGTTATCTCTATTTTATGCCTTTTTACTATACCTTATGTAGTTAACATAAGCCACCAATTGTATTTCTACAACGGTTTAGTAGCATAAACCTCCAAAGAACTCTAAATAAGTTCTTAATCGAGACGTCTCCGCAATTTGGACGTGTTGCATATTGTCTTTTTGTAAAACAATACACTAGCCATTCTTTTGGAATGACTTAGGCAAACAATTCACCGTTCATGAAGAGGAGACGCATCATCTTATCGCGTGTCCAAGATTGGTCATACAAGCAATCGTCTAAAATAACAAAAGCGCGTGGGTCGATGGTGGATTTCCGGTAGGTTTCGATTTCTTTATTCACTTGTTTCAGCACAGCACGTTGCCGACGCAAAATGTTTTCGATTAATACGGTATTGTATTCTTCATGAATAAACAGTTTGGGGACGTGTGCGGCATAAAACCCGTTTCCGGCTTCTGTTCCGGAAATGACTGTTCCGATGGGCACGTCTTGATGATGATATAATAAATCGCGCACTAAATAAGATTTACCGGTATCACGCCGTCCAATCATGACAATAACAGGACCCTTGTTTTCGTCAGGTTTAAACGTAATCTCTCGCATATTGAACCGTTTTAATTCCAGATTCATATTCGTGGTTTAGAATAAACATATAAAAAGAAACGCACATCTAAACGCTAAACGCTTATAGTAGCGAAAACGACTTATACGTTAAAACGAAACCAATAATATATTTATCCCTAAATATACATGAGTGCCATTCAACTATATTATAAAAAGGAGATGCCTGTGGATACGGATTATTTAGCAAATGGCTTTTATAACAAAGATGATCCACAAAATGTTATCCGAATAGACAATTCTGGCACAATCACCTATAATCCATTCCGTATTCGTGATATACAAAACTACAATCCGATATATGGTACATTTTTCGAATTAACAGAATCGAATTATCATAAAATTACGCTCAATCAAAAATACGGAATTCGAGAGTCGAGTTTGGTAGATCGAGAAACGGGTGAAATCGTAGACCGACCTATTTTCTTCAAATTTGCGCCATTGTTGGACCCGGTTCGATATATGATTGGCAAATACGATTTAGATGACCCGAACTTAAAATTGTTGCCGACTATTTCCAATGCCGAACAATGTTTTCCCAAAATAGCCGATTCGAATAATGTATCGTATATTGATTCGTTTTTTTGTTATTTGGGTTCACAGTTGCTACATAAACATAACGTATTTCACGCTACCGACTTTTATGGATCGTATCTCGGAATCCAAGAATTGTTTAAAACCAATGTAACGGATGAAATGGAGTATTTACATTCCTCCGATTTTTTCGAAAAACATTTGAATCAAGCATTTTATGTAGAAAATGAGGCGTTTGTAGATTATATGGATTATGGTTCACGAAAACACCGCAAGAAAATCCAGATTGCTGGCGATTGTGATTCACGCGCATCACATATATCGCTCGGCGCCGAAGAACTCGAAATAGACGAAATCCAAAACAACAATCAAATACTCTCGAAAACATCCAATGAATTCGAAGAAGTGTATGAAAAAACCGAACGACGCAGATCCTCCAGTCACAGTAGTAGTCAGTCATCCAGCACTCAATCGTCGGAATCCAACGAAGAATTGAACTATAGTTCGGAAGAAGAGTACAGCGACGACGAAGACGACAATAACGGAAAGTCCGATGACTACAAAGAGGACAACGATGAAGGGGAATACGAGACGGTTTCCAGTGAAGAAACATCCGAAACACAAGAAATCGAGGTGTTTGCGTATATCAAGGATTTCCCAACGCAAATGATTTGTCTAGAAAAATGTGATGGTACTCTCGATGATTTGTTTATGTTGGGCAATCTCGATGAACACCAAGCGGCGTCGTGTTTGTTCCAGGTGATTATGGCACTCATTGTCTTCCAAAAGGCGTTTCATTTCACACACAACGATTTACATACCAACAATATTATGTATGTGAACACAGATGTGGAATATTTGTATTATTGTTATAAATTCACGTATTATCGTGTGCCAACATATGGACGCATTTTCAAGATTATCGATTTTGGTCGAAGTATATACAAATTCCAAGGCAAAACGTTTTGTAGCGACAGTTTCGCGCCGTGTGGAGACGCATATGCCCAATACAATTGCGAACCCTATATGAATCGAAATAAACCACGTATTGATCCAAACCCGAGTTTCGATTTGTGTCGTTTAGGCTGTTCGATTTTCGATTTTATTATGGACGAATTGGACGCGGAGGAAACGGAATTACAAAAAACGATTGCTCGATGGTGTAGGGACGATAACGGTCGAAATGTCTTGTATAAACGCAACGGCGACGAACGGTATCCGCATTTTAAATTATACAAGATGATTGCCCGAAATGTTCATAAACATACCCCTCAAGAACAATTGAAATTTCCCTATTTTAGTCAATTCGAAGTATCGTTGAAACAGATGAAAGAATACGATGTCGCGACCATTTTAAAAGACGGAATCAACATCGACGATATTCCGTGTTATGTAGTATAAAGTCAACCATACGAATCGAACCAACTATACGAATGCGTTTAGAAAAACCCCAAAAAAGTATGAGTGAACATATATAATTTTCGGTATTTAGTCGAAAATGGAGAATATGTTTATTATTTCGATTACAGCAACCATATGTTTTTGTCTATTCAAATTCGTGGAAATGAAATTCATCGAAAAAGAAAAGGAATTGAAACCCCTCAAGTTCTTCGTGCGTGATGCGTTGATTGTGTTTATCAGTGCGTTGATTGCGTCGTTTGTGTATTTCAATCTGAACTCATCCATTTCAGATTTTATGAATACCGTAACGGAAACCAAAGTGTTGCGAACGGGCGCAACCGAAGTATTCACAGATGTTCCTGGATTCTAAGATACCAGCACCAAATATCTTTTTTTGAAAATACAACTTAAATAAACGCGTTGTATTTTCACATAATAATGGACGATTTCGTGATTTCGAATTTACACGAAGCCAAGAACGAATGGTGTAGTCGTCTTGTCTCGATTTTTACACCCTTGGTAATTGAAGGTGTGAAATCCATCTTTAATGAAGCGTGGAAAATGTGTATCGACAACGACGAGGCGGCGAAATATTTGATGACGTTCCAGAATTTATTGTGTCGTGTTCCAAAATGGAACAATGTGATAATAGAGGAAGAACGCAAACGAATCATTGAGCGTAGTTCATGTGGTTATTTGGAGGATTTAATCACGTGTGTCCATATAATCCAATTAAAAGTATTAACATGTATTCGTGTAGGAAACAAACAAAAGAAAATCGATATCGCGATACCAAAATTGGATTCGTTTATTCACAAGGTGTATATTCACGTTGCGCGCAAGGTATATATGAATGTATATTTGTTCGAGAAGAATATTTCGCCGTTGTTGGTTCAGAAAAACAATCGCGAATTGGAGATGATTGTTCAGGAATGTATCTTGACGGCCATTCGCGAGAGTATTCCAACAGAAGCGATTATTCGTGCGTATATGGACGAATCGGTGGAACAAGAAGAGGAGGTGTTTATTGAGCCTATCGAAGACCCTACCCCCGAAAAACCCGAATCACCACCAGAAGTGGTGGAAGAAAACGTTGCGGTAGATATTCCGGAAGAGGAAGCCCCTCCCGCAATTGTTCCAACAATACAAAATGTGGATACGGAACCGGTAATGACACGTTTAACTTTTACCGATTACGACAAAGTAGTGGATGAAGCAAACAACGTTCAGACGGTGAACGCGCCCAAAACCATTGAGCGTTTAGAACAAATCAGTACATCCAACACATTGCGTCGTAAAATGGAAGAGGCGGAAGAAGATGATGACCGTATTCGTATTCATACCGAGGAGACGATTGATTTGAGTGATTTCGATGTATTGGACGAGCCCAAACCACGGTCGGATTCATTGACTCTCGATATTGAAGAGTTGATCTAATTTACTACGTATTCAATAATAGATAGAAAGAAATCGATAAAAAAGATATACAACAGGGTATGTTGTATATTTTTTGATAGGGTTTTTATATTTCAAGAATTTTCGGATGACGGAGGAAGTAGAAAATTCGCAAAACTCCGGAGAACGACGTAACGCAAGTGCCTTTGGGAGTTCGTAGGAGTTTACCGTTTCGAAACAAATACTGAATAATCGAGGTATGTTAGTTCGACGACATAGTCTAGATTTACAGGCGATTCAGGTATTCCGCGACAATATATCCGGTCGCGATTATATTCATGGATACGATCTTCATCAAACAAATACACATCGTGATCGACGGTATAAAATGGATATCCACTACTCTGTGTGCCGATTCCCCGAAAAGAACCCAGAGGTTTCATATAGGATTCGGATACCGGTTGCTCAGGATCTTTGGATTCTTCGCAAGAGTGCGGTTCGTAATCATAAAAATACTCGTAATGTTCGCCAAACACGACTGCTTTATGTAGACGCGTTTCAATCGGGCGTTGATAATAGACGGATTTACCGCAATATTTAATGTTGTCGATTTTTACATATACGAAATCCATTTGTTTGGTAGTTGTGTGTTATTGGCGATTCTTTGTATAGAGTATAGTGTCAAACTTTTATATTATTTGGGGATAGACATATAAAAATTATACGATAACGATAATAAATGAATAGACTCGAAAGAGATTTCGATTATGAGAATAACAATATTGCTTACGATTATCAGTGTACAGAAGAAGATGGTGGAGGAATAAAATGTAAAAATTATGAAGTTTGTGATACGGTTCTCCCCAAATGGTGGTTTGATTGTAAAGGTTGTTATTTATGTATTAATTGTGATATGATGTTTGGGACTTGGGAAAGTTGCGGAAAAAAATATGTAGGCAAAGGGATATTAGAAGTTACTGATAATGCAGAGTGTCCGATTTGTCTTGAACATAAAAGGTGTATATCTCAGCCAAAATGTAATCATAATGTTTGTATTGATTGTTTTAAAAGATGTTATTATGGCGATGAAAGTGGAGAACCTGTATTTCCATATCCAGAAATAGAAGATGAATATTATGAAAATAAAGAAAATCCAAAGTGGAAAAATGAATATCCGTTGATTCAGTTATACGACGAAGAATGGAATAAATGGGATGATGAAAAAACAAGCAGATATGCAAACGAAGAACATCTTAGAGCGTGTCCAATATGTCGTAAATAATCGTTATTATATGCTGTAAACAATAATTAATAAGTATAATGAGGTAAACAACACGTCTAAATACCCATTAATATTTTTCTATTGTGTTAAAGAAATATACATTAATACGAATCATATAAACACTATTTGTTGTAGTGTTTATAAATAATGGAACTTACTGAGGAATACCATTTACTTTGTATAAAAAATAAACTACAAACTAACCTTAAGTATTATTTGTTAGGGTCGAATAAACAATTTCATTTGGTATGGAGAGTTATAGAGATACTAAAGGTAAAATATAATAATATTGATACGTTTAATGAATTAGAACAATTGAGACAAAATCTATATAACTATATGTGTTCAAATGAAAGTTTACGCGTTGAAGACTGGATATTTAATTGGAAGAATATATGTCTCATAACCGATTTAAATAAGTTTGTAGATACAAGCCGGAATTATGAATTAGAAGAACAAATAAGAGAAATACAGAAACAAAATAATGAATTGAAAGAAATAAGTATAGAACAAAATAACAAAATAGAACTTATCGAAGAAGATGTAAAGAATATAAAAATGTCGTTAAATAATAAAATTGATTCAAATTAATTTAATTATATAAAATTATAAATATATAATTAATAAATGAGTATTTGCGAACATAATAAACAGAAATCAAGATGTAAAGAATGTGGTGGAAGTAGTATTTGCGAACATAATAGAATAAAATCAAGATGTAAAGAATGTGGTGGAAGTAGTATTTGCGAA